TCCTAGCCATTCATTACCTTCTTTCTTATTATTGCAAGTTTCGAATAATCTCAAAACCGGGGCCCTGTTCATAGGCAGCCCAATCATATCTAAAAGTTATATCAATATTTAAAAGCTCATCGCCACCATAGTCTAAGTCGCCAAACTTAGCCGATGTAATAAAAGCATTCTTAAGAGTCCAAATAGATACCACTTGACCCTCGCCAGTAAGCTCATCGATTTCCACATTTCCTAAAGCCAGCTGTGCAGAACGCTTATTAACGGTTCCAATTCCAGAGGCAATGCTTCCATCACCCTGATTAACACGAAGATTCTGTAAATCCGGCATTAAATATCCAGATTGTGACAAAGCGTCATAAAGCAATTGGTTTCCGTCTGGATCAATAGAGTTAATTAACGAGACCGTGACCGGTTCCCAGGAAACCGTGCCCGGATAATAAAAAGTATTGCCTAAAAATTTGTGAGGGACTTCAGAGATAGAATATGACGGTTTTGAGGCTGTTTTGGCCAAATACTCTGCATACGCTGATTCCCCATTGGAGGTCCTAAGTTCCGGAAGCCTTAAAATAAATCTATGTTGTCTTTTAGGTTCTGATAGTGCGCTTGTCCAAAATGCCATTTGCTTAGTACTCCTGTTTTTAATTAAATAGTGTAAGAGTTTTTTTCTCCCAGGCTTAATTTAATTAATCGTTAAATGATGCTCCCGTTCTGCTGATATTAAAATCAATTGCGATAAACTCTATTGCTCTGGTTGGCTTCAAGTAAATCTTAGCATATAAAATGTTTCTGTCGATCAAATCAGGGGTAGTCGAGGTGGCGTCCAGGACCAATTTAAAGTCCGATAAACCAAAATTAGTTTTTACATCCTCAAGAAACGGCCCTGCGCGTGACTTAAATCGTGCCCAAGTAGTTGGAACATTGGGATCAAAAAGAATCGTTGCCGCCATCTGGGAAATACGCTTCTTCACGAAAATCATCAGCCGGCGCACGTTAATGCGGTCCAGAGCAGACGGCGTGATCTGCAGCGTCTTCTGACCAAAGATTACGATACCCTCAGCCGGGAACTTCGCGATCGGGTTAATGTTTGCCGCGTAAAGATCATCACGGTCCTTGCGTCGTAGCTGGTGTGCCACATCAACGACCGGGATGCCAGCAGCGCCCTCAGTAAGTCCGCCGCGATTAAACCCAGCAGGGGCAAACCAAACCTGACTCTTGCGCTGAGAGCTTGAGAAAGTACCCAAAGCGGCCACTGAGGGAGGCAACCAAAGCATATTACCGCTGATAGTGTCTCTAGCTCGAACCCACGGATAGAAGCAACAACCATAAGAGCTGTTTAGTCCTCTCGCCCGAAGATTGCTTACCGCCGAAGTAATGGTGCTAGCAATGTTATTTCTACTAACAGATGTGCCCTCTTCTCGAGGTGATAAGCCATCAGGCAAATCAATAATTGCAAGAGCATCTGCGCGATCTTCACAAATATTAATCAAGTTCGAGGTCAGACCAGAATTGGTGCAACCCGGAATCGTGGCAAGATTCATCTCGACCACCTCTGGGTCCGCTAACGAATCGAGCGCTCTGTGGAAAGAGTTAAATTCATAACTTGTTAGATCAGCCGAACCAATATTTCGATTCGCAAAGGAGTCCATCTCGCCAATATCCATGCCGTCAAACCCACCATACATAGGTACGGTGAATCGGTCGTAACCAGCATCAAGGACACCCGATACCCGGCCGTTTGTTCTCGTGAGAGACGTGCCGGCATCATAATTGCCCTGAGCCCAGACACCAGACCCTGATACATCATCTAAGCTAAATACAGTTGATGTGCCGCGCACGCCGGACGAGGCGCCGGCGAACATACTTCCAACAATACCGCCGCGAGGTCGCAGCATGTCAATTGTTGAAGTATCAAAAACAGTACCGCCGCTAGTCTTCCAAACCTGGAATCCGAAATAGGCATCTGTTTTAACACTTAAGTTGCCAGAAACAGCAGCAACGCGCAACTCAGGTGCCGGGTACAACAGCTTACATGAAACGTCAGTGCCGGCCGTACCACTAAGAATTAGCCAGCCATTAGCACCAACACAATATTCCGGTACAGGATTTTTTGCTGGCGCAGTCCAGTTATTCGCAGAGCCAGTGACCCACGAACCGGTGTTGGCGGTGCCGACGCCGTTGCTGCCGCTAGTAAAGGTCTCATCGGCCCACTTGGTAATTCCTTTGAAACCAAATGGCAAGTAACTAGCATTTAAAATACCACCATCGACATCAGAAGCCGCCTCAACGCGAATAAAATCAGACCGATTATCCCAATCGCCAGTTTCATAGTATCGCCTCTCAGTCTCAGACCACTGCCGATATTTGTCACCGACCTTGCGCGCCACGTAATCCAGCGAATTAGGGTTAAGATTGCAATTAGTAAATTGTTCAATAACTCTTACAACGTTGTCTGAATCACTAAGCGATCGCACGACGACCGTAAATGTGCCATAATCTGTGGTATCATTTGATGATACCTTGATATCTTGAATTGAAATTTTAATATTCTTATTAGTCCAGTCGCCCTGTACATCTAAAGCATGGAACCTTAATAGGTTTTTCTGTCCAGATCCCAGATTACAACTAACAATCCATGGGGTTTGTGCAGACTGGGCGGAACCATAGAAGGTAGCTCCGTTGAGCGAACTGCCGGCGCTATATAATTTTACCAAAGCCGCATATGTCTTATTGAGAGTACCTCCGGTAATGTTTGCTTTCACGTGGCGGTCAAATGTCTCTCCCAAGAAATAATTAACTCTCGTCTCGCCGCTAGTGATGCCGCTGTTCATTAATTGTGGGTTGGTATTTAGTACCTTTCGAATATAACGCGGACTGTTCTCACTAAAATTAAGTGTTGTTTTTAAGACAGCGGCCTGGGTGGAGCCTGAATATCCCGGCATTCTCAGATTAAATTCGAATTCTGTGCCAGTGTCTCCAATAAGCACTTGTGAGCCCGAGAAAACCCCCACGCTGGGTCGAATCGGCGTCGCGTCGTCGGCGTCGCGGGGAGCGAAAGCAATAGTTCCGGACAATCCAGGCGAAGCGTAAGAATTAGCATATATAATCGCGCCCAAAGCACCTGTTAAAGCGGTACCACTAGAGCCAGACTCAAATATAAAAAGACCCCATGCGTTAGTTTGTTCCCAACCGGCCTTGCCGCCAGTCGCCGTAGGGCCACCATCAGCAGTTGTCTGAGCACCCAATAAACGAACATAGGTTAAAGGAGAATTATTTTTTAAATATGCTTGGGCTGCATACATTCCATAAGTGCATGCAGTCTTGTTGTTGCCGGTGCGCCAAACATCATTGCCGGAAACGCCGGCACTTGGTGTACCAAATTTCTGAACAAAATCTGAAAACGACGTAACTTCAACTGGTCGGAGGGAAGGGCCCTTTTCTGCGCGGCCAATAACTACTGGGCCGATGGGGCCTGGTTCGCGTGGGACCTGAGAATTATCAATCTCATCGACAAAGACTCCCGGCGATACAAATTTGAAATTTTTAACTGACATTCGTTTGGTTCTCCCTCGATAACGGAATCTACTAAGTAAATAGTATTATTTACCGTCAATGGTATTATATTATTCTCTATAAAAACCATCTTTAATATTCTCGGGGATATCCCCAAAAATAGTTTGTTCTCGACCGAGCTTTATTTCTACTGCATTTTCTCGGGTAACAATTTTTGGTTTTTCTTGATTATCCCCTTCTCCAATTAAGTATCCCAGAACCTCAATTGGTATTGTTGTTTCAAAATTACGCTGTTCCATGCCGAGTGCCGCTTGATTAGAGTCATTCGTAAGACCACCATCAATAAATACTTCATAATAGTGTCCTTCACTAGTAATTCGAGCCGGCATTCTAGAATTTCCCGGTATCGTCATAAAGGGTTGAGTTAATTCATTCATTTGTTGTTGATATTCTGACCGTAGAGTGACTTCATAGGTAATTTTAACCCAAGTCGGGATTGGAATCGTAAGTGTTTCATAAACCACCCTCTGGGTCGACATATTTCTTGCGTTAGTATTAAAGTTTTTTGACCTTACATCCTTTTTAACGCCATATTTTCTTTTTGAGAACGCATTTTGAAATTCTGCTGTCTTTTTTTGGTTGATTTTCCTAGCAATTTCTATGGTGCCTCCCTTTTCATCGTTAGCGGGATATAAATTAGCATACAAAGCACCGCGATAACCAGGGTCCTTCGTTACAGTGGCTCTATTAACGGTCATCAGCGGCAACTTAAGTGTTTCCTGTCCGTCTCGGAGGTCTTTATTATGTTTTAGTTGGTAGGACCTCTCGGAAGTAACCCACAAAACGGGCACTTTCCTAAAGCCGGTATTGGTTGTAACAGATAAATTTAACCCTTCATCAACATATGTTAGAACAGCCCTGTCGATAGTTTCCAAAGTGGATGGAGAAAATGTAACCTCTCTCAATTTGTCGGCGACTTCTTTCTTACCCACATAATTTCGCTTATTAGCGCTTTTATTCTTTATTTTCTTCTCGGTTCTACGAGGTGCCATCTTCATTTACCCCACATAAATGCCGGCTGGGATGTTTTGGAGCACCTTAGCAGTGGAATCCTGCAACGTAGAGTCCTTCGTGGCCATTTCAGCATAAGTAAGCTCGTTAAGTATGGTTTTCAGCTCCTCTCTTAACGCGTCTTGTTCATTCTTAGCTTGAGTTAATAAATCAGACGCATTTAGCGTTACAGATTCTCCCGGAATAGGAATTGCACCAAATTTACCCCTCACTTGACCCAAAATCTCTTTAGTTAAAGCCAGAGCAAAGCGACGAATCCACTGTTTGCCTATTGAGTTAATACTTTCGTATGGAATATTCTGAAATGGCAGTGTATTCATGTTATTAATGCCATCAATTCCAGATTTTGGTTGCCCAGAACCCTCTTCCCATGGGGCATGCTGTTGTTCAATAGAAAACTCGACCCAAATTTGTGATGGACTTGTCGCATCAGGCTGTGGGAATATTCTCAACATATTATTTTTAATTTCGTATGAATAATGAGATATCCTTGTCCATAAAGCATCTTCGTAAGCTTGAGCCTGTAGTTTATTTTGCCATGTTGGGACAATTTCAAATGTAGAATCATCAGCATATTGGCCATATGTCCTCATGTTACCAACGACCGAAAAACCACCATAATATCCATAAAATCTCCACATGGCGCGCGGAGTCTTGAAGTATACCTTTCGAATAATCACTCTTTTATCCTGGACTTGTTGATAATAAGGAACCGAAGAACTTAATGCCGAAGAGCTAGACAATATGGTTTGCAAATTATAATCTTGTTGGCCAGCGTGTCGGGTTACAGATCCAGAATAAATGGGGAGTGTTCCTCCGAGGCCCGTTTCAGTAATACTTCTTTCAGAAATCTTTCTAGAAAAACCATAATCAAATCTAGGATATTTTAGCGCTATATTAGATCCCGAGAGGGCATCGCCGGCTACAATTTGGCCATCCTGATCAAAAGAAGCCGTAGTGGCTCCCAAAAGATTAGATAAAGAATTTTTACTTTGATGTAAATTGACTAAATACGAATATTCTAGTACGGCTTCTTCATATGCTGCATAAACACTACCTTCAGCTAACTCAATATCTAAAATATCGCCGCCCAACTTCTTATAAGTGTAGGCCACCTGATCTGCTGCACCGGATAAAAAAGTTACTGAACCGGCGTAGATTCCAAAAGGAAGAGTTGCACCCACATTTGAAGTGGTCCCAGTGGCCGCCAATACATTAAGATTGGTGGTCGAACCCGGGTTTAACTTAGGTATTGCCATTGATTAAACTCTCCCTGTTTTAGAACTATTACTAAATAGAAAGCCCCGCCTCAAAGAGACGGGGCTTTCACTATTTAGACCTTATGTCAAGGTTATAATAGCAGTTTAGACCAGAGCCTTAACAACCACCAAACCATACATGTCAGGCCGCACCATCTTCTTGGCGTAGCGGGTCATGACTCCCTTACGGGGCACGAAGTCCTCTACTCCAAAGATCGTAGGCGTGGTCTGCAGCGGCACATAAGGTGCATACACATAACCACTCTCGAGGAAGCTACTTCCACGTCGTCCAACAAGGATCAGAGTACGTGGGAAGTACGGATCGACAATAATGTCGAACTTCTTAGAAAGCGAACCAACCTTTACAGCACCCGCGTCGCCGCGGTCGCTATCAGCAGTCACATTGGCACGGAAACCAGCCGTAAACTCAAGCAGATTGGCAACTTCAGGTCCGCAGACAAGGAAGTTAGCCGCACCGCGTAAAGTCTTACGGTGGATTTCAGCCGAGACATCATTGATGGTCTCAATGAGGGTCTCATACCACTCGCTCACATTACCAGTAAAGGAACCAGTACCTGTAACAGCACCAGTAGAGCGATTCAGGAACTGACCTGGAATACGCGACCAATAACGAACACCGGCCGTCGCACCATTAACAAGGTCCGACATGATCTCACGATCAATTTCAAGAGCAATCTGCTCAGACAGAATCTGAGTAAGCTCGACCTCAGCGTCAAGGTTGTGGTAGGCGTTAAGATCCTGTCCTAACTCCGGAGTCCACTTAGCCTTGAGCTTCTTGGTGATGGCCGTAACAGCCACAGAATCGACCTTGATGTCGATTTCGGGGATGTTAGGATCATTCTCAAGACCCCAGGCTTCGGTCGCAAGAACGGAACCAACCGCCCCTCCAGCACCGAACTGGTCCTCAATTGCATATTCCCAAGCCAACGCTCCAGCACCAAGAGAAGAACTAACTTGATCACTAGTCCTAGCCCCTGATCCAGCAGAGTTTGCACGACTCACCGCAAGGACGACAAGTCCGGGTGCGCTAGCGTTACTACCCGTCAAAGGATCGTATCGGGTGTGATGACGCAAAATCGTGGCGTTAGAAATATCAGTCGACATCAGGCTCACAAAATCATTCAGATTAATGCGGCCGTTGGTGATGCCACCAGCCTGGAACGTGCTCAGCGGCACGCGGGCGACGGCAAACGTCGAACCGGACGTAAGATCAGCATCAAATTGCAGCAGGCCCTGACGAGCATAGCTGCTATCTCCCGCAGTCTTCGAGCTTTCGTTACCATAACCATCAAAAACAAGAACGCCGTCGGCACCAACAGATCCGGAAGTAACGACAACAAGCTGTGCCGAAACAGAACCAGTCGGAGACGCGTAACCGTTATTGAGTGCATACGGACCAACTTCGGCATTGGAAAGGGTAGTTCCACCCAAATCGACGCCGCCAGTTAATTGAGCCGCTACTGCGCCGCCGCCATAGAGTGAAGTGTTATACACATTCGACAAGCGGTTTCCTGTGGGCGCACCATATGTTCCACCAAAGGTGAAATCCAGGAAGAAGATGAGGCCCGAGGGCAAACTCATCGGCTGAACGCTAACGAGATCGTTGGCGATCAGAGAGCCGAATACTCGGCGAACAAGGGGGAATGCGACGGCAGCAAAGCCCTCAACATCTCCACC